CAGTAACTAATTTGTTAAAAGAAAATGAAAGTGTAACAGAAAATACATAACTGCTTGACTATATAGTGTGGGTATGCTAACATACCTTTACGTTCATCCAAATGATAGAACTCACACTACTGGCAACACTCCTAACTGAACATAATGCTTCCCATTGGGAGATGTCTTGTTCAGAATGGAACCAAAACAGAATTGAGATACTTAGCGATAGGAATCTTAACTCTGATGCTCACGAGTATCTTATAGATTACTTAAGAACTAAGGTGTCAGATGATTGTGATGCTTATATCATTGGACGCAAGTAAGCCGACTCGGAACGGGTTCGTTCATCCTCTATTTCATGTATAACATTCTTGCCATGTTAATAACACTTGGAGCACCACTTAATTGTGATGATGCCAATGAGTTATTATCTTTAATTAGACCCTTTGATCCTCAAAGGTTGGAGATGGTAAAGGTGATCGTGGTACATACTGATCCAGTATGTTTTGAGGACGCAAAAGCCGACTGAAGGAACGGTCTAATCAACCCAATTCCAACAGGAGCAAAATCAAATGGCACAAGTCACTTACCGTGGTGTCCAGTATGACACTAACAGAGCAAAATCTCAGCAATCAAACAAGGTCGAATTAGTTTACCGTGGTGTAAAACTAAATAAAGATCTTACAACTGCGAAGTAATGGAAGTACTATGGATCAGTGCTGCATCAGCACTATTCATTACCATTATCTACGCTGAGACTTTAATCCTTTATAAGGATGCTTAACTCACTCCCCGACTACATACAGTATTCGGGGATTTTTTATGCAAAGAACGAGATTAAAAACATTAATACAAGATTTAGAAGACCTTTTAGCAGAGTTGAAGTCAGAAGTTTACGCAGACACGAGTGCATATATTGATAGTAATGGAGAGCAGTGGTATAGTGGTGATGATGATGACGGATACGCAGATTAATAATGAAAGTTAGCATTGTGGGAGCTGGGAATGCAGGAGTATTCACAGCATTATATTATTCATGGTATGGTAGAAAGAAAGACTTAGAAGTAGAACTAATACATGACCCAAACATACCACCCGAAGAAGTAGGACAAGCAACATTACTAGGTGCACCTGAGTTAATAAGTACAAAATTTAATTACTACGATAATTATATACATGCTACCCCGAAGACAGGTATATTATATGAAGGTTTTGGTAAGGTAAATGAAAAATTTATACATGCTTTCCCTACTAACACATTAGCAATGCACTTCTGTCCCTGTGAACTGCAAAAGTTTGCATTAGAATCAGGTCGCTTTAATGTCGTAGAGGATAACGTAGACCCGAAAGATGTTGATGCTGATTATGTTTTTGATTGCAGAGGTACACCCAAAGATTTTACTGGATACACTCCACTTAAAAGTCCTGTTAACGCTGCTATCTTAGGTAAACCCAAGTGGGATAGTAAAGAGTTATGGAGTAGGCATGTTGCAACTCCTGATGGTTGGGCTTTTGTTATACCTATGGATGAGAGTTCTCCTTCACACAATGGTGCTGTTGGTTACCTTTACAATAATAAGATTACAAAAACAGAGGATGCCAAAAAAAATTTCGAGCAAATTTTTGACGTAGAGGTCAAACGAGAGAGGACGTTTAAAAGTTATCTGCATATGAATCCTATTGATGATAGGGTAATACTTCAAGGTAATAGACTATTCTTTTTAGAACCAATGGAGTCTACTGCAACAGAAACTTACTTAGACTGGGCAAGAGCGACGTTTCGTGCTATAATATTAAAAGAACATACTAAAGATGATGCCATTAAGGATATGAAAAAGTATATCCGACAGGTTCAGAACTTTATTCTATGGCATTATCAGTTCGGATCTAAGTATGACACACCTTTCTGGGATCATGCTAAGACTATGCTCTTTCATGACCCTCTCTTTGATAAGTTCCTTAACAAGGCAACCACATTAAAGTTAGAGGAGTTGGAAGAGGTAACATTCAGTTCCACTTATAACAGTGGGGTTACTTGGAAGAATGATCACTACAGATCAGCAACCTTTGGCTATGCTGTATGGCCACTGATGAGTTTTAAAAATTGGCACGAGGGCATGACCCTATATAGAGAAAGATTATGAGAAAACTTTGGACGGAGATTACGAAAACCCCTGGACCTATCAAGGTTCAACTTTCACTTCTGACAATATTGGCGATCAGTTCGGTTTCGTCTACTGCATTACAAATCTCGTCACGGGTAGGAAGTACATCGGAAGAAAATACTTCTACCAGTTTAGAAAGCCTAGAGGTAAAAGTAGGAAGGTTCGCAGTGAGAGTGACTGGAAAAGATACTATGGATCGAGTGACGAACTTAATACCGATAGAAAGTCTCTTGGAAATGACAGTTTCAAACGAGAAATAATATCACTACATACCACTAAAGGTTGGGTGAATTACGAAGAAACTAAACAACTCTTCCTTAACAATGTTCTAAGTGAGGATGAGAACTATTACAACTCAAACATCTTAGGACGCTACATGAAAAAAGATTACTTTAATGAACAACACACCTCCAAAACTAAGGCACGAACTTGACAGACTACTAGCGTGGATGCAAGATCGTTGTGATGTTATAGTAGAGGACAAACAGTATGAGGATATGTATGCTTTGTATATGGAATGGCATGAGTGGATTGAAGAAGACAATCCTAGCGTGATGGTGTTAGGTAAATGGGATGAACAAGATTGATCTAGAGTATCTTTATGAATGGGCAACAAGAACAGATTTTCCCCTTAGGAGAGCTCCAACTGCTGTTGGTTATTCTAACAAGGATATATATTTCTGCTGGTTGAAAGCACAGAACAAAAATGGTGGCGGGGTAAGACGTTCTGTTGTTGAAGACGACAGAGCAGCAGAGATATTAAACAACGAGGATGTTGTTTTTGCTACGGTCTCTTGCTTTGAACCAGGCACAGAATTAGGACCCCACAAAGATCCTCCAGTATACGGAATACATTACAGACGAATACAAATACCATTACACATACCATCCAATGATTGCTATATGATTTGGAAAGGAGAGAAAGTTTTCTGGGAAGAGGGAGTACCTCAGATCTATGATGTCATGGATCACATCCATGAAGGATACAATTACTCTGATGATGATATGTTATTTCTATTCGTTGATATTTTAAAGACCAATGACAACAGTAACTTGCACTAAATGCAACAACACAATACAGTCTAAACATGAACATGATTACAGGATGTGTGGTTGTGACAACCAGACTTATGTTTGTGGTGACACCTATGGTGGACTAGACATGAGTTATGTGGTAGCATTAACTGAACCTAAAGAAGAGAAACAAATTAGATTAGGAACAGAAGCACCAAGAAGAAGAACAACTAGAATGATTGATGTAGATATTAGATGAATATAAAACAATATCCACCAGTTATTAATTCCATTTCTGTATATGAATTAGTAAGACAGGTAAAGATGTTTGATCCTCTGCCTGGTAATTGTTGGATAGGACTACATGATGAACCAGAGAATGCTTTGGAGAAATACATCTTGGATTCGTACGACATGTACTTCAAGGATATGTTTCCAAATGTTACAGGATTTGAATGGTGGTTCCATTATATTAAAAGTTGTGATAGAATGATAGCGTTCCACTCTGACCATGATGAAATGGTTAGGAGGGAGAATGAAGGTGAGATGATATATCCTCTCCTATCCACAGTCACTTATCTCAACAATCACAAATCACCAACGATAGTTTGGGACACTTCGACTGGGAAAACTCAAAAGGAGTATCGAAATATACCACCCACTGAGGTTGTGTTTTCAATCCCTGAGGAAGGAAGGATGCTCACCTTTAACCCAAGATATATACACGGGGTGTTACCACAGAGCGAGGATAGAATCACTCTCATGTATAATATTTGGGACTACAGACCCAAAGGATTGAATCGTATAGATCAAAGAACTCTGAGACGTACTATATCGTCTCAGTTTTTTGCTGAACAAAAACCTACTGATCCAGTTAAATGGTTAGGTGAGACTTGTAACAAGACTGTTACTTTATTTGGTCCTGACTGGAAAAGATTAGTAACATTTAAGCATCCCCTCAATACAACAAACTACGGAGATTTTTGGAGTATAATCCAATGATTGAAATTAAAGAAGAAGAACTTAAGAAAAAGGAAGATCACTATGCTGCACTAGCAGAGGGTGGTGAACCTATATTGGTTGTCAAACCAGATGGTAATAAATATCTGATGGTTCCTCAGAAACCAGATGACATGAGACATCTATGGGATCATGACGACGGAGCATAAATAACTAAAAAAGTTGTGTAATGGATTGGTTACCACATATAGTAGTAAAGGCAGATCAGGATGCTGTACCTGCTACTGCTGCAACAGCATTAAAAACATTTAGCATAGGATTTCCAGAGCATACTGCAACTGTACACTATGTCGGTACATCTATA